GAAGAGATACTAACTCAGGACGTATTTTTTTAGCTCCTACCCCTAATACAAACTATAAATTCAGAGTTCATTATAACAAGATGCCAGACACATTAGCATCTGATAATACGAGTAATTACATCAGTCTAAACTTCCCAAATGGCTTATTATATTGCTGTTTAGCAGAGACTTATGCCTTCTTAAAAGGCCCAGCAGATATGTTGACATTATACGAGCAAAAGTATAAACAGGAAGTAGATAAGTTTGGTGTTGAACAAATTGGCAGAAGAAGACGAGACGACTATACCGACGGAGCTGTTAGATTATCAATACCATCAACGAACCCTTAGGAGATAAGATATGGCAATAACATCGGCAATTTGCACAAGTTTTAAAGTAGAACTTTTAAAAGGTGTACACAATTTTACAGCAACAACTGGTAACACTTTTAAAATTGCTTTGTATGATAGCGACGCGACTCTCGGCGCAGGAACTACAGCTTTCACAACGTCAGAAGAAATTACAAACACATCTGGAACTGCTTACACCTCTGGTGGTGCTACGTTAACAAGCGTAACTCCAGTGGCATCAAGCACAACTGCACTTTGTGATTTTGCAGATGTAAGTTTTTCATCAGCTACTTTTACAGCTAATGGTGCATTAATTTACAACTCATCTGCAACAAATGCGGCAGTGGCAGCTATAGCTTTCGGATCTGACAAAACAGCGACTAACGGAACTTTTACAATTCAATTTCCAGCAGCAGACGCATCAAACGCTATCATCAGATTAGCATAGGAGGACCAAGATGTCGGTTCAATCAGGATGGGGTCGATTCACCTGGGGCCAAGCATATTGGAATGAAGATGCTTTACTTGCAACCGGTTGGGGTGCAAAAGCTTGGGGCGATAGTGGTTGGGGAAACCTTGCTGACGAAACAATCACATTAACAGGAATATCTGCAACTTTTAGTATTGGCTCAGTAACAGCAACAGGAACTGCTGACATTACATTATCAGGAAATTCTTCTACAGCCTCGGTTGGTTCTATTTCACCGGTAATACCTAAAACAGTTTCAGTCACTGGCATAGCAATTACATCGTCTTTAGGCACAGTGACACCAGACATTTCTGTGACACCAACAATAACAGGTCAGTCTATTACTTCAGCAATCGGTGTGGTAGATCCTGCAGATCAATTCGTAGGTTTAACAGGACAAGAAGTTACTGTTTCTCAAGGATCAGCAGTTGCACCAAATGAAGACGTAACTCTAACAGGACAATCTATAACTTCTACATTGGGAACACCTATAGCTTTTGTTGGAACAGCTGTTTTCCCTTCTGGTTTTTCAATAACAACTTCACAAGGATCGGTTGTTGTACCAAACGAAGACGTAACTTTAACAGGTTTACAATCAGACTTTAGTTTAGGCACAATATTAGGAACTGGTTCTGTGGCAGTTACATTAACTGGTCAAGCAGCTACAGCTGCAGTAGGAGCTTTGGCACCTGCAGATATCATGGGATTAACTGGTGTTTCTGCTACATCTTCTGTAGGAAGCGTAGATCCAAAAGACCAAGTTATGGGATTAACTGGTCAAGCAGCCACTGTGAGCGTAGGAGTAGTAAATGTTAAAGCATATGCAGATATTGACACAGGTTCAAACACATCGTATAGTGATGTTTCAACGGGTTCGAATACTTCTTATTCGGATGTTGCAACTGGATCAAATACCAGTTATAACGACGTAACAGGAGAAGCAGCTTAATATGGCATCGACATTTACACCTTTGGGTATTGAAAAAATGGCAACTGGCGAAAACGCCGGTACATGGGGAACAAAGACTAATACCAACTTAGATCTTATTGAACAGATAGCTGGTGGATTTATACAAAAATCTATAGCCGGCGGTGCACAAACAACTGCTCTTGCAGTTAGTGATGGATCTACTGGTGCAGAACTTGCACACAGAATGATAGAATTTACAGGTACAATTACAGGTAATCAAATTGTTACAATTCCAAACGACGTTCAAAACTTTTACATTTTAAAAAATTCAACATCAGGCGCATACACAGTACAATTTAAATACGCTACAGGAACAGGTGATAGCTTTACTTACTCCGCTACAACAAAAACAACTAAAATAATTTTTGCATCAGGAAATCCTGACACAACAAATCCAAACATGATTGAAATTCAAACGGGTGGAGATGTTGTAGATGATACATCACCACAATTAGGTGGTAATTTAGATACTAACTCTTTCATGATCGACTTTGATGACGCTCATGGTATTAGAGATGAAAATGGAAACGAACAATTAATTTTTGAAACAACATCATCAGCAGTAAATCACATTGATATTACAAACGCTGCAACAGGTGGTGGTGCACAAATCGGTGCAGTTGGAGGTGATTCAAATCTTAACTTAAGACTAAGACCAAAAGGAACTGGTGTAATTGAAGCAATGGGTGCAGATAATCCAGGTTCAATTCAACTTAACTGTGAGTCCAACTCCCACGGTATCAAGCTGACCTCTCCACCCCACTCGTCTGGTCAATCATACGAATTAAAATTCCCTACAGGTAACGTAACAGCAGACAGATTTTTAAAAGTTGCATCAGTAACAGGATCGGGCACGACAGGTGTTGGTCAGTTATCTTTTGCTGAAGTATCTGGAGGAACGTCTTGGCAATCTGTTAAGACATCTAATACAACTATGGTTGCAGGTGAAGGTTATTTTGTTGATACATCATCATCAGCAATTACGATGACTTTACCATCATCAGCAACACAAGGTGATGAAGTTTCAATTATAGATTACGCAGGTACTTTTGATACTAACAATTTAACAGTAGGAAGAAACTCACACAAGATACAGGGTTCGTCAGCAGATTTAACAGTGTCAACCGAGAGAGCAGGTTTTACATTGGTTTATGTGGACTCAACTCAAGGTTGGCTATTAAGGGATAAATAATAGCAATGTCTAACTATAAAGGTATAAAGGGTTTTCAAGTTCAAACCCGTACAGAAGATCCAGGTCCAACTGAGGCACAAGCTGGAGATTTTTATTATAATTCAGGAACGGGAACATTTAAAACTGTGAACGCTGGAACCGGCTCTTGGTCTAGTGGTGGAAATGTAAATACGGGAAGAGCTTACGGAGGCTCTTCAGGAACTAGTAGAGACGCAGCCATGTATTATGGTGGATACACTATTCCAACTAATTACGCTAACACAGAACAATACAATGGTTCATCTTGGACAGAAGTAGCAGATTTAAATAATTCAAGAACAGGCGTAGGAGGTTTTGGAAATTCTTTAACCGCTGCTGTTTGTTTTGGTGGTGATGAGTTTCCCGCTCCATCACCTAGATATTTAGCAGATGTAGAAGAGTGGGGAGGCAGTAGTTGGACAACTGCAACCAGTATGCCAGGTGTGCTTCAAATGGGCGGAGGAGCAGGAACTTTAACCGCTGGTCTAGTAGTAGGTGGAGATCAACCTGGTTCACCAAACTTAACACAAACTTTAGAATATGATGGAACTAATTGGACTTCAGGTGGTAATTTAAACACAGGTAAAGCAAGTTTTAGATTATCTTGTGGATTACAAACAGCAGCCATAGTGGCTGGAGCACCTGGTTATTCAGCAACCACGGAACAATACAATGGTTCAAGTTGGACTGAGGTTGCAGATTTAAATACAGCAGGATCTCAAGGTGCTGGAGGTGGGACTTATACTTCAGCAATAACATCAGGAAATCAATCTCCAGCAAAAGGTGCTTCAGAGTCTTGGGATGGAACAAGTTGGACTGAAACTGCAGAAAGATCAACAGATAATTATGGTCTTGGTGGTTCGGGCGCTAGTAATCAAAACGCCATAGTTCATCACGGATATGATTCTGCTCCACCTAGTTTTCCTACTGCGGCAGAAGAATGGAATCTTCCTGATTTTGAAATTAAGACAGTGACAACGAGTTAATTATGATTTATAAACAAGCAAAAGGAGGAAGCAACTATGGCATATAAATACTGTACAGCGACTAACTGGGGCAAAAACTTTTTCACTCACGAAGAGAGAAAGCATTTTTACCTAA